CCGTTGTAGAATGCTCTGTTTTGCCACATCCACTCTCCAACTGTATCCCATTCATCATTCTTGATTGAGACAGTAGCAGAGACATTATGGGTGTTTTGTCCCTTGCGGTGTCCTGACTTAATCCAAGTTTGACTTACCTTCTTCACTCTCTCCAAAAGGTCAATAGCAGACTCTGTACGAACGATTGAACCTTCTGGTGCCTTTTGTGGTACCGAAATAACAGCGGTGTCGTGTGGGCGGAAGTATTCGTCCTCGATTAGTTCTGGGTGGTTCTCTACGAGGTAGGTGTAGATTGCTTCATTCTTGCCGACACGGATACGACGAATGTAAGTATCGTTGTGCCAAGCGTGAATGCCCGAAGAAGTTCCAAGAACAAGTGAAGTTGTACCTGAAGGCTTGACGCAAGTTGTTCTTGCTGCTGGATTGATTCCCAAAAGAGCCGCAGCGCGGGCATTTTCTTCTTTTACAACTTGTGCTGCTCTTACCATATCAAGATCAAGAACCTTTCCAGAAGCAATACCAGTCATTCCAACACCGATTAGAGCGTCCTTCTCGGTTGTTCTCTGCCAAACTGGACGGAGATAGTGGAAGTCTGTGTAAGATGCTTGTAGAGTGCCAATAAACGCTGCTGCGCGGACTCTTGCTTCGTAGTCTTCCTGACTTTCCACATCGCTTACGTTCACTTCTGTTAGGTTACAGAACTGGTAAGGGCGAAGAGCAATTTCGCAGTTGTGAACCAACAACTCATTAGCAAAAAAGTTATGGTTCTTTTTTACTTGAATGTCATAAACGTCTCTATTCTTTTCAATAGTTATACGCTTGATCTTGGTTCTTGTAATATTCGTAGTCGTTTCCATTCTAATATCTCCTTATTATAGGTGGTGGTTATATATGGTCCTATATCTCTTATTAGGACTATTTCTATATCCAGTCTTTTTGATAGTTCTTCTGTTTTTACTATCCCTCTATCCCAAAACCCTTTGATTTCAACTATTTTCATCAAAGTTCCTTCTTCGTAGATAAAAAAGTCTGGTCTATACGTTGTTTTCTCAAGTTGGAAAGTTTGCTGTTCTACATCCCATTCTATCGCATGAGAGTCAAGCCACTTGGCATATATATATTCATATGTGCTACGAAGCCAAACAAACTTATTTCTTGTTCTGTTGAAGTAGTATCCCTGAATGCCTCGCGAGGTCTTATTAGTCTTTCTATGAAAGGTCTTAAACCAACCTGCTCTATTGTTATACAACGACTTCAGGTTTTCACTTCTTATTTCTTTTGTTTTGTTATATACTATATTTTTGCCTTTATTTATCTCTATACCAAGTATTGAAAAAAGAGTTCTTACTCTCGTTGGTGTCAAGTCTATCTTTTTGCCTATTGTTTTCAAACCATACCCTTCACTATAAAGAGAAGATATAAAACTTTTAGCAAAACAATATTCGCTTGGATATATCCTACTAATATTGTTGATAATAAAACTTCTTTTGTTGCTTGCGCGGGCGGTATTGCCAAGTTCAGCGACTCTATTAGAAGCGTATATTTTGTACTCTTCTGCGAAGTCTTCTGGTATAAGTACGACTTTTCCTTTTTCGTGGTTGAGATATATTGTTCTTATCGCTTCTTCTATTTTCATGTTTGCGGGCTCCAACCCCTACATTATAAATAGTTTATTGGAGCCCGCAAAGATACTCATTCAATAGAAAGTAGTATATCTTCTTCTGTCAAGTGTGCTGCTTCAACATATCCCCTATTCTCTGTGAATACTCTATGGTCGGGAGTTAGAATGAGGACTTGGCCGCTTTCTGTTTCGATCCTGATAACATCAGCGTCTTCTCTCGTCATGGCTGCTTCTTCTACTGGTTGTAGTTCAAGACTACAAGTTGCTTCATCGTAAGAAAGCACGCTGATCGATTCGCCACTCTCAACCCTTTCAACCAACTCACGCATAGTCATTTGACCAACGTTTGTTGTAATGAGGGTGTCTCCGTCAACGCAACAAGGGTTTGTTCCCCAATCTTTATCGTTATTTAGGTAAATACCGGGTTCTCCTGAACCACTTTCACGAATGCGGGTCCAAAGATCCATAAAGTATTCTTTCTCAACCTTGTGGCGAAGAAGAACGGCAGAGTTGTTAGCACGACCGCGTTGTGGGTTTGTTTCCCACCAGTTTCCTGCCTTACAAGCAATCATTTCGTCGTCGTCAGCAGAGAATAGCGAAATCAAAGCAGCGCGGCGAATACCACCAGCAAGCACGGCATCTGCGATGTGACACATAATGTCGTGGCATTCAATAGGAGTTAGCTTATCGCCGTCCTTCTTTGTGTTCAGCATTCCGTCAATCTTCACCAAACACTCAACGAGAGGTTGTGGTCCCGGTGCTTTACCGCCTGATGTAACCAAACGGGCACCCTTGGGGCGAATGTCCGAGAAGTCAAAGCGAATACGACTTGTTCCCCTGAAGTAAGATTGTAGAAGCACGCGAACAGCATCGGCCCAACCTTCAATCGAATCTCCAACAAGGAATCGCTTTTCGCGACCGGATGGAATCCGAATCTCTGGTAGTTTCTCAACGTGATGCTTCTGAACCGAGAAGCCTACGCCGGTTCCGCCAAGAAGCAAGAACATTGCTTCCGAGAAAGAACGTAGATCATCAATAGGCATAAATGCACAGTTGAAGATTCGGTTTGGGGCAATCTCGATTGGCTTGCCACCAAACTGCATTGAACGCATCGAAGGCAATACTTGACGACTGAAAACATACTTGTATGCTTCCCTTATCTCTGATTCAAGATGTGGGTACTTCTTGATGTGCATTTCAAGATTGCGTTCCGTGATTTCCTCATAAGATTCACGGCGGTATTCTTCTGGTAGATACCTTGCGTATTTCATATGGACTGTAATGTCCGACAAAATCCTAGTTGCTAGATTCATTTTCTGTATTCTCCGTTATGTTTGCTCTAATAGATTGTCTAAACTTCTTGTACTTGTCTTTGAGGCGTTGAGCTTGATCTTTAGCTGTCAAGTTTGTTGTTTGACCCAGCGACAAGGGATCTTGATTTGTATTTGGTACCTTCATCTTGATACTCACATTCCTAGTACTCATGTCAATAGGGAATACGATACCATCCGGTCCAAACCGATTCTTAGCAACAAAGATCCTGCCTGTATTGTTCTGCTTGTCTTCAATCGTTCTTGATACTGTAAAGATGAAATCAGCAACAAAGCATTTCGAAAAAGCTTCTGAGATTGATTCCATTGTGATTACTTCGGCATTCAAGCCAGACCGATTGGTCTGTGAAGCAGTCCAAATAGGGCATTGGAACTGTTGTGCTAGTCCTCTTAGTCCCTCGTAGATTGATTCTAACTCGTTCCTCTTTTCCTTGTCTCTAGTGACCGGCTTTAGCAAGTCGCCATAGTCAACCACCACCATGTCCACTTTTGTTCCCTTTGCACGCAACCTTTCAAGGTGTGATTGCAAAGTATTTACGCTAGCCGTTTTGGTGGGGTATTCTTTGATAATTAGTGCGCCGGGGACTTGCTCGACCGATTCACGAATGATTTCTTTGTGGTTCATCAACTCGCTTAGTGGAAGCTCGGTAATACAGCTATCGTACCTTTGCGCGATAACGGTGTCTGATAGCTCTAGGGTGTAGTGAACTACTGTCTTGCCTTGCTTGACCGCTTGCGCTCCCAAATGCACCAACACCATTGATTTACCGGCACCCGTAGGGGCGATTACAACTCCTAGCTCTCCGTTACCAATACCGCCGCCCGTGATTTGGTCAATCTCGTTCCAAGTAGTTGGGATTGGATCTCGGGCCTTTAGTTCGAACCGACGTTCGAAATCCTTTAGGTAATCATAGCCAAAGTCATTCGAAGAACCAAGCTTTACAGCATCTGTGATCAACTTGGTGATTTCATCGAACGAAGCTGTGTTGATTAGCTTTGCCGACTTGATCATGACTTCTTTTAGCTTTTGCTTACGGCAAAAGTCTAGAGAAGTATCCTTGATAAAGCCGGACTCTTCTACTTCTTCTCTAGCGAAAACCCGAGCGACGAAATCAACGACTTGTCGCTTTGTTGCATCATTCTCGTCATTCAGACCTGATTTGATGATTGTAACCATAGTCTTGCGACTAGGATGAATCTTGTAGTTCTTTCGATGTTCGACAATCTTCTCGACAAACACACGAAGATACTTGAGTTCCAAGAAGTTTGGGTCAAATACTTCCAGTAGTTGATCTGCGAAAGGTCGATCATCGAGGATTAGACTACATAGGTCTTCTTGGAAAGACTTGCCGTACTGTGCAAAGTTGACCGGCTTCTGTTCCAACATTAGTGTACCTCTTTATTTTCGAGTATAATCATAACCCTTTCACGCTTGCCCGTCAAGCGTTTTGCTATTGCTTGACACAATGCGTCGAAGGCTAACAGTGATGTCCGACCAATCAAATGCTGCGAAGCCGTTCTTTAGAGAAAGAGACTTTAGATTAGTGATGTTCAGATCAAACCCAAAGTTATCCAAAGCGTAGTTGATTTTCTCACGACCTTGGACCGAGATAGAAGGAGGAGAAAGATTCATCATCTTGTAGTTGTCTTGGACAATGCTGAAGTTCCTAGCAATGGTATCGTATGCACTAGACTGCTTTAGATTTTCATTGCAGTATTCCAACACCTCGCGAAGATAGAAGCCCTTGGTTTCCTTCAAGAAAGGAAAACGCTTGGCAATCGTCGCAAGACCAACGCCACCAACACCGGGAAGATTATCAGACTTGTCACCAGCAATGGCACGGGCGATTGCAAAGTTCTCAGGAGCAATACCATACTCTTCGATAACATTCTTGCTAGTGTGAATCTGCTTTTGGATTGGACGATATAGGATAGTCTCTTCGTCTAGAAGTTGCAAGAAGTCCTTATCAGAAGAAACAATAATCCTCTGCCACCCATCATACTTAGAGTGTGAGCAAACATAGGAAATCAAATCATCTGCTTCCACATTATCCAGCATAAGCTGAATGATGGGCATCTCGTTGATAACTTCCAAAAGAAGAGAGTGCTGCCAGACTTGGTTCTCTTTCTTGCTTTGCTCGCTCATACCTTCCACTTCGTAGTTGGTACGAATAGGCTTACGACCAGCCTTGTATTCCTTAATGATCTCACGACGCTTCTGAGAGCCGCCGGGACCATCCCAGCAAATAACCACTTGGGTAGGCTTCATTTCCCTCATTAGCTTGTTTAGAGAGCCAAGGAAGCCTACAACACCGCCAATAGGATTACCATTGGTGGAAATAGCGGGATTGACAATGTATCCACGAAGATACATGTTCAGCCCGTCAATAATCATAACTCGCTTATTATTGTCAGTCGCCATTGTTTGCCTCCTTCTTCGGCTTAGGCTGTCTCGTTTGGTAAAACAAATCTTCATCGGTCAAACCATTGCTGAGCTTGATGCTGGCAACATGCTCATCGTCAACGGTGTAAACCACCTTCTTGATCCCAACATGCTCCATGACTCGGAGACACATTGGACACGGCTTCGAAAGCCGAAACTCATTCCTCTTTCCGACGCGGGCAACGTACATAACAGCCCCATCGGTAACATCGCGAGCAATGCCAAGAACAGCACCGACTTCGGCGTGTTGCGTAGCATGACCGCAGTTATGATTGCGAAAACGATTCGCCCACCAAACAGATCGCAAATCATTGCAAGACGTATTGATGATAGAACCGCCCTTAACAAGAACGGCTCCGTGGCGATAATCCGGGGAATCTGAGCAAGTCGCAATCTTCTTGGCCAGTTCCAAATACCTGCGCTGTCGCTTCGTCAAACTCATGAACCCCTCATACGTTTATAATATATCGTATGAGGGGCCGAGCGTCCAGCAGAACTTTGTCAAGCGAATGTCAGTCTAGCTCGTCGTCCACTGAGTCTACGTCAAAGTAATCTTCTGCATTACCTTCGCGAGTCTCAAACTTCACAATGATCTCTTCATCCATCAACTGCAAAACTCTTTCCCTGAATCTATCAGACTCTAGCTTCTCTTTCCAGTTAGCTGCTTGGAACTTCTCTTTGGTTCCATCTTCATAGACCAGCGAGAACCAAGCTCCTGCCTGTTCAAGATGTTTAGAAGACTTAACTGCATTGAACCAGCTTTCTTCGTCTTGGACCTTTGCGAGTCCTCCTGCCCAAATAATCTTGAATGTACACTCACGATTGAGAGAGCCGAAACGTGACTTCTTGATCTTAGCCTTGACTTCCGAACCGATTGGATAACCACGTTCATCAAGAATGTAGCTGTCCTTTGCCTTACGACCAGTTAGCCAAATACGCAGCGAGTATGCATACGCTGGTGCCTTGCCACCGGGAGTAAAATAAGGCTCTGTCAGAAGCTCTGCCCTATTAGAAGTAATATTAGTCTTAAGCTGATTAAGGATCAACAGTGTAGACTTGGTATTAGCGATAGGGATTGTTAGCTTAGAAAAAGCTCTTGACAAGATTCTTGGCTTCATAGCCATTGAGGACATTGGATCAAACGAACCTTCTACGTCTGCTGCTGCTGGCGTATTAGCTAGTGAGTCCCAAATAAAGAACATAGAACCGTTATTAGCGGTCAGTAGTTCTTCGATTGTCTCCAGAACCAGTTCTGTTGTTGTTGCTTGGATGTATAGAAGCTTATTTAGATCACAACCTGTTGCTTCTAGAAACTCTGGATCTACTGCTGATTCTGAATCAAAGTAGACTACATCCATTCCTTTTGCCATTGCGTTTGCTGCGATTTGTGCAGCCATGTATGATTTACCGGTACCTTCTAGACCGGCGATTTCTGTAATCTTTCCTACGGGGATACCAGCAAGCTTACCACGGCAAATAATAGAATCCAACCAGCGTGCGCCAGTTGGAACCCAATCAGTTACCTCAGTTGGATTTTCCTTCGTTAGATCATGAGCAATCTCTTGTCCATACTTCTTATTGACAAGGTTTCTCATTTCTGCGATGGATAGCTTGCCCGGTTTACTTTCAGTCTTACGGGCCATTACAACTCCATTTAGTTTATTGTAAATGCGTGTGATCTAGCGTGATTCTTACCAACAACATAGATTGTATTTGTTTCTTCTTTGACTTGGACTAAACCAATCTTAGGTTCAGAACCATAAGCATTCACAAATGGTATAGCAGCCCAAGCTACTATTAAAACAAATACAGCCCAAAGGGTGTAGTTAACATCAAACTGATACAAACGCTCGTCTTCTTCTTTCATACCCGTACTCCGAAACCGGAGAGCCGTAGCTCTCCGGTCGAGTATAAGTAGTTTTTATCACTTACTAGCGGCACTAATCTCACGGAAAACTGAGTTCAAAAGATCATCGTCCGAGCTTGTATTAGCGTTGTACTTCTGAACTTCTGGGCCTGCACCATTTTGGTCGCTTAGGAACTCATCAAGAAGATTAGTGATTTGTTGCGCGGTCAAACGCTCAAACAACGAATCAAATGACGGCATTGACTCTAGGAGTTCGGCGCAACGAGTTGAACCACCGATTGCCTTAGAGCAAAGCACAGAGGTCTTACGACGAGGAGCAACGTCAGTCTCAGCGAACATACGACCGGTCTTGGTGGAGTACGAGATTGTCAAATCGGTACCCTCTTCGGTATCGGTGATATCACCATAGTCTGGATTCAACACAAGGCTCAACAGCTTCTTGTAAACAGTACCGCCATAACCCCAAACACGGATACCCTTGTCTTCTTCACCACGGACCAAAACTGGTGAGAAGTAACGCTCCTTCACGAATAGCGACTTAGCGAGCTTCTTATCTTCATCGTCGTTGTTAGCGACACCATCACGCCAAGTCTGTGAAGCAAACTCACAGATTGGGCATTGCTCACCAAAGTTCTTCTTCAGACACAATACAGTCTTACGCTTACCACCAACCTCTAGGTAGTGGAAGTGGAAATCACGGAACGGATCTCCGTCTGATGGGCACACAATGCGAATGTCTTGCTCGCCCTCTACTGGCTTCCAAAAAGTCGAAACCTTACTGGACGTATCGCCCTTACTCTCGGTTGCAGAAAGCTTAGCCTTCATCTTGCTGATATCAATAGCCATTTTGTTTTTTCCTTTATGTTAGTTGTGGGTTTTACCCTAAAGTCAATAGGAAGATTTATTCCTATCGCTGCTCTTGCACGAATGAAGTATGTTCCAAGACATACACTAAATCTCTATCATACTTTGTAGGATAGAAACTGAATGAAACGGTTTTGGTTTCCGTTGTGTTAGATTTTACTTCTTCTTTAGCACGCTTCAGTAAGTCGTTCGATTTTGACAACCGTGCCTCACTGATAGCATAAATGTAACTCTCTTCTCTTACGTTGGCAAGGCCGTAGAACATCTTTTTTACATCGTCTTCAAGACTCTTGATTCCGATAGTAGAAATACGATTTGTTTCTGTCGGTTGATCCAAGCTGCCCATAATAGGCGAGTTGTTACGATACACATTGATCATGTGCAAGGTATTAGCAATCAAAACATTGATTTGATCCCAATACCCAATAATAGGTAGTTCGCCAGCGATTTCTTCAACCTTCTGATTGTTGATCAGATAGATCCGCTCAAACTTACCGGATCGTGTGAAATGCTGTAATACATTTGTTACGACCTTCTGATTCAAAGCTTTCTTATGGCTTAACGTAACTGGATCAGCTTCAACGCTGACAATCGTGATATTGCGATCCTTGATTCCCTCTAAGATTCGGAGTGACAAAGCGGAGACAAGAGAACCACCGCTCACAATCATTATAACATCATCACTGGTCAAACAGCCATACAATAATGTCAAATCGATGTTAGTTGATTCATAGGCTTCGGGATCGTTATGCTTCTTGATTCGAATGGTCCTTTCTACTTGTTGATCGTGGTCTACACAAACAACATTGTATTGTGGGTATTTTTCGAACTGTGCCGCGATTCTCGATCCGACACCTCCCAAGCCGATAACATTCATAGGTCAATCACCTTTAGATTCTCAAAATCTTTTCCTGCTTTCATTGTGGCAACAAATCCATCCTTACGAACAATCTCCAAGATTTGGAAGATTAGTTTCCGTTCAGACCAGTCAAAGTCAATAACAATCGAATCATGAATCGAGAAAGCCAAATAAGATTTCTTGCCTTTCAGGAGATCATAAATCTCAACAAGCTTTCGACCAACGTAATCAGCCGTCGTGCTTTGAACCAAATACGGAATGGCATGGTCTCTATCGCATTCGATAGTTCTGCCAAACGGGTTCTGAACTGCCTTACCATCCCAATGCTCCCTAAGTAAGTAATCACGACTATAGACTTTTTCCAAACGATCATCACGCTTTTCGAAATCGTATA